ATTATACGATGGCTGTACTTCATATAACGTTGTATCTTTTTCTGCATAAAATATTCTAAACATTTATTTTCCTTATTGTGTTACGACCCGACCTTTAATATCTTGATTTGGAAACTTAACTTCAAATATACTAGGATCTAATGAAGGATAAATTATTCCATTTTTAGTTGCAGTTTGTAAATCATATACATTGCCAGAATAATTTGAGTTAGTTTCATATAAATTTGAAAATTTAACTCCAATTACGGATTGAACTCCTTTAACATTAGCAATTAAATTAGTAATATCAGATTTTACAATAGGTTGGTTAATTTGCCAACGGTCAACATCGAAATAATCACGAAGTGCACTAATACATTTCAATAAAACTTCATTACTATTATAATTAGACAATACTGAAATTTCAAAGTCAATTCCTAAATTAATGATAAATGCATCTTTTATATTAATTGCATCTGTTAACATTCTATAGTAATTCAAATATGTTTTTAAGTTTTCTTTAACTGCTAAATTTAACTCAGTTAATTGTTTAGATGAGTTGAATCCTAAAACATACATATTCATTGCTAATGGATTAGAAATTTTAGTTTCTTGATAATCTTGTTGCGAAATTTGATCATCTGGGACAATATATGCTTTTGCTACACTTCCGAATTTACTAGGCATAGAATATGACCGAATAATATAATCATCACGTGTTACTAAACGATTTTGTGTTGCAAAGTTAGCTAATGCATTATTTTTAATGTCTTGTAATGTATCGGCTGTTTTAGCACCAGTTGCTGGATTTGGATTTGTTACTGCAACCGTATTTTTAACAAAATTAACAACGCCGGCAGAGTTTGATGAATTTATATCATCATTGTATGTAATAAAATCAATCTGAGTAAGTTCCCCTGCAGCAACATTGTCTGATATTCCGTTCCCGATTGTATATGTTACAGTTAAAGTTGTAGCAGACGGAGCTTGTCCATATGTTCTAGTATATAAAAAATTAGATGGATCAATATCAACATCTAAATTACGTCTAAAACCTGCAATGCCATTTCCTACATTATCTGGGTTTGGAATAATTTCTTCATCATTATTATCAGATATACCAGCACCAAATTGTAATTCTAATTTATTATCACTACGCAATCTAGTAATAAAACGTTTTGATGTTTTGCGTAATTTTAATAAACTAGGAGATGATGAACGATATTGAGAAAGTTCCGGGTCATTTTCTGCTAAGTTAGTTACTGCTTCAAAAATAGTGTCTTGAGCTAAATACGGAACTTCATACCAATTATCACCATCAGACTCAGTGACAGAAATTACTTCAATAACATTTGAATCTGGCAATACTATTTTATCATATGGTATTGGAGAATTAAATGTAAAGTTTGAAGTTCTTACTTCTCCGGATACAACACGTGTTGATTTTTTTAATAAATAATATGTTGGAGTTAATGTAGCAGGGTCACTTTCATATATGGTAACTTCAGTTGGATCTGCAGAAGATGAATATGAAAAATCAACAGCATCTAATGTTCTAAATACCGCTGTTCCTGTTTGTTGTTTAATACGCATACCTGGTTTAACAGATAATGCATAATTAAAATCCGGTCGGACATTATTACCAGAACCAATTGATGGAACTAAATGATAAATGTTAACATCTGTATACGCTGGAACAACGTTGCTAGGATTGTATCCTAAAGATTTTGCTATATCATATATATTACCACGTTCTGACGCTTGTTCTAATAAAGACTCTTTCAAGTTATTATCTGCATAGAATGATAATACATCACCTACATATGATGCTAATTCTATAAAAAGCATACCCGGAGATGACTCATTAAAATCTGTGTATGTATTTGGGAAGTATTGTTTTGTAAACTCTATTAGATTAGTTCTAAATTGTCCAAAATCTTTTCCTAAATATGTTACATCTTTTTTTATTTCCATTTAATTACCTTATTCTATTCTAACACTAGAATCATCACTAACGATTGTTATTGTATTTAGCTCAAAATTATCAACTGAATAATTTATTGTTATTTTTATATTGTGAATCAATGTAGGATCATCTTCATTCGTAACCACATCAATTGATTCAATATTAATATATGGCAACCAATAATTGATTGGTTCTTGTATCAATGTTTGTATTTCACTTTTTAAACTAGATAAATTAGGTTCAAATAAAATAGTTATTAAATCAGTTCCATATGTTGGCTGCATTATTCGCTCGCCGATTCTAGTTAATAACAAAGTCTTCAGATTTTCTCGAGTCTGTGTGGTTGTTGTATATATCGGCGCAAATAATGATGTATTAGCAGAAAAAGATACACCTAATCCTACTTCATTTTGTTGTGTTACATCATTAACGTTTTGCAGACGATATCCCATTATGCCATTCCTTTTTTCTTGTCAATTGCTTTCATCATTGCAGAATAATCTCGTGTCATTGCTGCAGCAACGGTTGGATCGACGTCATAAACCTTACCAGTTTCTGGATCTTCCATTACTTTAGGTGCTTGTGGCGCTAATCCCATTGATGCGGCCATATTTTGACGCATAACGCCAAACCCTGCCGCATCACGCGATGTCATTGTAATAGTATCATCATATGATTCATTCATCATATCAGAAAAACTATTCATTGCAGAAGGACCTTGTTCCATTAATGGGTCTGTATCATTTAATACTGATGCCCATTTATTATCTTCAAACATTGGTTTTTTCTTAGGAGCAACTGGTTGTCCCGTTACACGAGAAACAGCCGGTTTTGTTGGCTGTGTCATTTCTGAAATTGTAGGTTTTAAACCTTCCTTCAATATTTCAGTTAGTTCTTGTTTGATAACCGTTTTTAATTCTTCACGGATTATCTTACGTAGAGCTAATATAAATGTTTTATTATCCATAGTACTTATTTTAATATAAATATTGTAATTATAAATTTACGGGTTGTCCCCATTCAGTTAAACTAGGTTTTGGTCCGTATATCTTAGATGATTGTATATCAATATAGTAATCACCTATTTTGCCTACTTGTCCTGCTGGTATGCCTGGTTGTTGGTATACTTTGCTAGGCGCCTCTTGCAATGACGTTAGTAAGTTTCTTTGTTGCGTTAAAAGCTCTTGAATTGAGTTTGAACGATCTTGTAAATCTGATTCGGATACATTGTCTTCATTATAAAATTCAGTTGGAACTAAATCATTAAACTCACCGAACCCATTATTAGCATCTAACGATTCGTCTATTAAATCACTAGGTAATTCAAAATTAGTGTCGTCATCATCCCCACATGAATTTGAAACCTTCAGAAGAGCATTTGTAAGTGGCGGCACAATTGTTGATAATTTCGAAGTTAATGATGCCGGTATCGTTGCAAATTGATTTAATGATTCAAGTGCATTTACAATTGTAGCATCTTGTATAGCAGTTAACTGTGCCGCAATAAAAACTGGCGCTGTTACTGGATTACTCAATTGTGCAATTGAAATTGCAGTTTTAATACCTTGTGCTATTGTTACAATTTGTTTAACTGTTTCAATAGTACTTTGTATTTTAGGAATTTGTTCAGTAACTTTTGTTATTTGTGTTTGAATATCACTTAACTGTTGTTTAACTTTTTTAATTCTAGGATCATCACATTTTATATTGACTGGTAATTTAACCGAATCTTGTACTGTTTTATTAACTTGTTCTAATAAACGGTCTGTTTGTGTGTCAAGTTGTTTTATAACCTGCGCCACAGCTTTTCCTGGTAACTTTGGTATAAAATCTAATGGTGGAACAATTGCACTCATAACTTCCTTATTTTGTTAAATAGTATTTTTGACTTAATAAATTCTTTAATTCTTGTTGAGCCGCAGTAATATTTGACCGGTCCACAAATGTGCCAACCATAGTACCACATTGAATTGGAGAACTTAATTGATTTAATATTTTTTGCATTACATTAAGCAAGACATCGCCATGAACCATATTCGATGACGCTTCATCATTACCAAGTTTTATTTCACCTGTAGTATTTAATATAATTGCTTTCGGCGAATCAATAACAACAACATCTGTTTTTGCTTTTATAATAACACGGTCTGCAGTTCCAATAAATTGTGATTTTGCAAATTGAGATTCACTCGGTAAAAAACAAGATAATGAATTAGGAGAATTTTTATCCCCTAATTGCAATGTAGGTACTGTTTGTGTGCTAGTTAAATATACAGATGCATCGTCTATATTAATATCTTCTACAACAAACTGTTTATTAGGTTTATTTTGTCGCCCATTTGATATTACTATTATAGGATCTCCATCAGTATTGCCGCGCCAGTTACCTAAGTTACTATATTTGCCTTGTTCATAATTAACAGTGCTACTAAATCGTATACTATTACCCCAACGTCCTTCTAATAAAAAATCTCCTTCATATGGTTGTAAAGGAGATATAGATTTTTGTTTGAATGTATATCCTGGTTTGATTTTGTCTATTTCACTTTGAGACAATCCATCAGATAACCCAGGCAACATGTTTTCATTTATCGATGAATGAATGTCAATTGATGTTACATAATACCATTGTTCTCTCCATTTAGTAGAAGTAGATTGTTGATTAAATGTTTTGTATATTAATACAAACTCGCCAACTAACGGTATTTGTTTTAAATTTATGCTAGATGGTTTAACAATTAATTCTTCATTATTATAATATCTACTACAAGATCTTACTTTAAGAGAAAATAAACTATTTACTGTAGAATTCTGTTTATCAGAAGGAATATGCTGATAAGTGTAATCATACGCTAATACTTCGCCTACATCAAATTCAATATTACGCATCAATATCCTTTGCTAATTTATTTTTAACATCGTCTATTTTAGTTTGTAATACAATATCTTCTTGATCAATTGAATCTAACTCATCTTCTAATTCTGCTGTCATTGTTTTTTCAGCAATTTTCATCAATTGTTGTTTTTCTTCTTCACTCAATAAACCATCAGCTCCTGCAATAGTTTGTTTAGTCGAAATAAAACGTTGAACGATAGCAGTAAGTTTAACGAGATGATCGTCATTCTTAACTGCTACGTCTAAATATTCTTTAATGAGTGGCACTATAACTGTAGCGTCTGATGCGTTACGGATTAGTGGTTGAAGTTGAGCTATAAGTTGATTAATTTGTCTATCTTTCTTTTTAGAGTTGTGATAGACATCGGACATTAAGTCAGCAAAAGATGTTCCTTTAAATATTTCATCATTTTTGTCCATATCGTAAATCCTTTAATATAAATATCAAAAAGGCAGATTTACGAAGTTTGATTGTTCATACTCAAGGAACTTGTCTGTATAAATTTGTTTAAGTGTTTTAATTACTTTGGTAATATTGCTTGTTTCTAATCCCGTACGCTCCCGGATAAAAATATACAAAGCTTTTTTATTGAAATCTTCAATGTTTTCTCTAGTTTCAAAAATATGAAGAATCGAATCAGCTACATGAATATCTGTGCCATTGCTAAATATAAAATTCAAGTTGTCATAACAATATTCAATATAAGCATCCATGAAATATTTTAATGTTTCACGCATTTCGTCATTATGAATTTCTGTAATGATATTTCGCTGTTCATCAATATCTATTTCCAATGTATCAGCTTTTAACTTTGAGTATGCTTTTTGATTTTCAGCAATTAAATAATTAAAAGAAGTTCTAGTATAATAAGAATATGCTTTACCTGATAATGGATTGAATTTATTTAATCGTTCCGTTAAATAAGTTACTAGATCTGTTTGTAAATCAACAAATGAAGAATCAATATAAGTTGGTTTAACTTTATTAATAAGATTTTCTGCCATTTTCATGAATGCCGGATAAATAAATCTTCGATAAATTTTTTCACGTTTTACACGGTCATCATCTATACTATTATATGCGGATATCGCAAGGTCTGTTATTTTAGTAAAGTATACATTACTTTTTTTCTTGCGCTTCGCCATCAAATAAATCTTTTAATTCTGTTATTGTTTCTTTCAACATTTGGAATGTTGACCCTGCTTCGTCTTCTGATTCAAATGATCCTAAACGGTCAATTTCTTGCATCTTGGTGTAAGAATCTTCAATCTTACTAAACATGTATGTATTAGTAACTTCTAATTCCTCAATATATTCTTGTGCTTCTGCTAAAGATCCAGCTAAATAATAAGCTCGATATATAAAATAAGATGCTACGCCGAATAAAATAGCGCATACTATAGATAAAACTATCATAATTAATCGTTATTAAATGCGCCAAAGATACTTGAGATATCTGTTAAGGCTTGTTCAACATCTGGATTCGATTCTGCTAAGTTTTTCAATCCATTACTTTTTGTAACTTTTGATTTTTCAACTACTGGGGCAGGTGTTCCGTCTTTAAATTGTTTCCAACGTTCATATTCAATAATAGACGCCATATGGTCTGCGTGGTGCAATAATACCGGCAAATTAGTTTTTAATTTAGCCTGTGGTGCTCTAGCAACAAAGTATGGTTTATTTGCATCATCATACATTCCATCATGAATCTTAATTGCTTGGTATTCTGTCCAAGACATTTTAACATCATATTCTTGCAATAACCAAATTGAAAGATCTGGTACCATTGCAAATGGAATAGCTGAATTTGTTTTATAAAGTTTTCCTTGATTCTTACGATGCCAATCTGAAGTTTCTATTTGATATACTTCATTGCCTTCTCCCGGAAATCCTGACTTACCTAAATCATGATGCATTGCTGCAAACATCATTTCTTCATGAGTGTACCCAGACATATCAGCTCCCATACTTGCCCAAGCAGTATGCAAAGTTTCAACGCAATCCATTACTCGAAGTACATGATCAACATAACCGCCGGCAAATGCATTATGAAAATGTTCCATTGAAGAAGCTGGCATAAATACCATTCGTTCTTCAAATTCATCATACATTTTATTTAATTGTTCGGAACGAGTAGGAAACAAAGAATTAACTCTATCTCGATATTCTTCCCAATTTGATTTTATTTTTTGTGCGTCTAACATAAATTAGTTTTACTAATAATATAATGAATTATTTTCTGATTTCCAATTTCTCGCCGTTAACTAACCGTTGTGTGCATTGCCAACATGTTACTGCAGTTGCATTTGAATCTACTCGTTCGGATACATTGCTGCAATATTTACATTGTAACTTTTTAAACCCGCGGGAAGACGGAGAACTTTTTACTTTTGCCATTATGTTTGTTTTAATTATTCTCTATCAATATAATAACGTGCAGAATCTAATTTCTTCAACGCGATTGATAAATTGTCTAAGGCTGATAATTTATCAGTTGTTCCTTCTTTGATTGCCTTACCTACCATTTGAATGATGTTTCTTGCATCATCAATATCGTCAGTAATTTTTGCTTTAAACTTGTAATGTGCCATAACTTTATTTCCTTTATTATAAATATTAAGATTCTAAAATCAATGCTCTATTTTGAGTGCATTCCACACCTATACGGATCAATGCTTGCTCTTTTGCCTTTGCTTCTACCATAATATCTAGGTCATCAACGCCATAAGACTTCGGCAAATCTAAAATAAAGTCAGCATGTGCCTGTTCTTTAATCTTGGTAAATTCTTTGTATTGTTTGTGGAAGGTAGGCCAATTTTCTAAATCATCCATTGATATATTATGATGTTCAAACATTCGTTCTATAAGAGTTTGAGCTTCTCTACGACGTGATTCTGAATAATGGGTACATTGAGTCACGCCGTGTTTCTCCCACGTGCTACGTGCTAAAAAGAATGCCTCACGCTCAGATAAGTCTCCGGTATTGAAAGTATGATGCCAGTAATCAAATGTAATAGGAATATCAATCTGAGTATGTACGCGCTCATATAACTCGCGAACTGAATACATAGATGCTTTGTCGTCATTTTCAATAACTAATCGTTTCTTGACAGAATCTGATAACCGATCATAATTTTTCAACCAACGCTCAATAGTACCATCTTTGTCGCCGTAAGTAGAACCAATGTGAATATTGATCTTGTTTTCGAAGCTAGGAGCAAAACCCATCATATCAAACAATTCAGCATGGCGTTCTAAACTAACTAAACTATTATCAACAACTCGTGCTTCAGGACTACCTAAGATATGAAAAGGCCCGGGATGCGTTGTAATACGATGACCATGTGCTTTAGCATAATCGCCGGCGCAACGAAGATGTTGTGCAATTTCTGCAATCTGCGGCAAATCTGCTAACTCATAATGATTCCAACGTGGAAACAATTCTGAACCAAGTCTGAACAAAGTAATGCCGTTAGCCTCATTCCATTGCATAATAGTTATCAAATCTCGTGCATTTGCTAATGCAATCTCGCCAGCTAATTGAAGTCCGCCTTGTTTAAACTTCTTGTCAATCATTGTTCGACCTGTGCGAATATTTTTTGCACTCAACTCTGTGTTGATGCAGGCATAACCAA